GAAACTCTCGAAATACATGATCGTTTTGAGTATGAAGGTGATTGGTATGATTATCAGGATCACTTAACTTATAAAATTTTACCGAAAACACTGCATAACAAACCATACAAATTAACAAATGATGGTTTTGAATTAGATGAAGAGGAATGGACTGAAATGCAGCCAAGAGTATTTGAAAGACTCCGCCAAGAACGTAACCGGCGCCTCGCCGAGGTGGATTGGGTCTTTTCGACGGATTATCATATCCCCGATCAGATGAGAGACGAGTGGACGCGGTACCGCCAGGCGCTCCGCGACCTCCCTTCCGTAACTACGGACCCCGTGAATCCGGTGTGGCCGGAAAAGCCCGCGGTCAGTCCGAGCGGTGGGTCCACGGTGAGCGTCGATCTCGACCACCTCTCGGGGATAGCTTCACAGGTGACCCTTCTCCAGAACGTGGTTTTTTCCCTCACGAAACGAATCGAGCAACTCGAACAGGGTTAAAAAAATAAAACTCTCAGTATATATATAATACACTATGTCTGGCGGAATTGCCCAACTCGTCGCCGTGGGTGCCCAGGATGCGCACCTCGTCGGTTCACCCGAGGTTTCGTTCTTTCGCTCCACGTATAAGCGCTACACCAACTTCAGTCAAACCGTCGAGCGCCAGGTTATTCAGGGAAACGTGAATGACAACGGCATGAGCACCGTCAGGTTCGAGCGGAAGGGTGACCTTCTGAACTATGTCTACCTCGCGCCCCATCGGGTCGCACAGGCTGACACCATCGCCATCGCCGACTGGACGACCCTCATCAACAAGGTCGAATTACTAGTGGGGGGCCAAGTAGTTGACACACAGGACTCTACCTACTCTACCCTCATCGCGCCCACCCTCTCCGCCACCTCCCAATCCAAGTCCGTTCTCGGCGATCTCTACGGTGGCTCTACCAATGAACGCTTCTACCCTCTTCGCTTTGCCTTTTGTGAAAATTGGCAAACGGCGCTTCCCCTTGTTAGTTTATCTTACCACGATGTAGAAATTCGAATCACGTGGGGGACTAACGCCAGTAATTACGGTTGGAACGTCTATGCCAATTACGCGTACCTCGACACCGACGAGCGTGAGATGTTCAGCAGCGGTGGTGCACAGAACATGTTAATCACCCAAGTCCAGAAGGCGATCGGCTCCAAGGGCAAGGTTCAGGAGTTGAACTTTAATCATCCGATCAAATACCTTTCGGCGGGTGGTAGCAACCTCAGCATCCTCGATCCAGCTAATAAACTGAAGCTGCAGATTAACGGCACCGACGTCTCCGATTTCAAGTTCGCCGACCCTAACTTCAGCGCTGTGCCCCTCTACTACCACACCAGTAACGCCAGTCTCAAGGGCACGCAGCTCTTCTTCATCCCGTTCTGCCTGGACGCCGCCAAGCTGCAACCGACCGGTACGCTCAACTTCAGCCGACTCGATTCGGCTCGCATCCAGTCGACCGCGCAAGATTTCGACGACGACGTCTACGCCGTCAACTACAACGTGCTCCGTGTAGAAAACGGCATGGGCGGCTTATTATATTCTAACTAAATAACATGTGGAAGGTATTATTCCTCTTAGCGATCGTTTTTGTGCTGAGCTACGATCCCAGCACAAAAACCATTGAACGATTCGTCGGACAGCCGACAACCCCAACTGAAAAAAGTTGCCAGCCCGCGCATTTTCAAGCCGTGCAGTTCGCGACGAGCCCTTACCAGTGTCCAAAAGAGACCAACGTCAGGATGGGTGCGATCACGGCTTAAAAGAAAGAGTCCAGGTCAGGGTATATGATTCCAGTTGACCGCGAGTTTCTGACATCCGCCGCCGCGATCGTGTGCATCGCCGCTGTTATCTTCCTCTTTCGCGAGATGAAAAGGCAAAAGGAGGACGTAGACGAGCTGAAAACCTTCAGCAGCCACGTCGCGCGCCACCTCTCCCAGCCCACGCGCGTCGAGATCGAAACGGAAAAAGAAGACGCGATCGAAGCACCAATCTCGGACGATAAATCCGAAGAATAAAGTTGTGCGCATATAGTAGAGACGCTCATGCGTTATGATAAAAAAACACAAGGCTGTCGCGATACCAGTAACATTTGATGGTGGAGACCAGCCTCGGTTCCTGACCGTCCGCGACGTCAGGTTCCGGGACTGGATCTTCGTCACAGGAGGATGTCGTCGGAGGGAGATTTCAAATCCCATCCGCTGTGCCCTCCGCGAGTTGGAGGAGGAAACTCGGGGAGTCGTCTCCCTTAAATCCGGTGAGTATTCAGATTTCAAGTTCGTGGTGAAGGAGAGTCCAACCGTCGACCTCGAGTATAACGTTTTTGTATTTTTTGTTAACTTCGACAGGGCAGAGCAACACGCACAGGTGCGACGCTTTTACGAAGAGAAGGCCAAGACAAACTATAAAAAACTACACAACCAACCGATTCGCAAGACGCACGATGAGAACGATTACATGTGCTGGGAAACGCTCCATGAGTTCAACTCCAGGAAGCGATGGAAGCTCATAGTGGATAACGTAATCAAAAATCCTCTGTTTTACGACTGTGTGCAATCGAGGACCAGAAAAAAATTTAGTATAAAGTAGAGATGAAATCAAAGGCATTCATCATTCGTCAAATCTCGGAGCTGCTTGAAAAAAACAGGGGCTTCTGTGACAGCGAAATCGAAGACTGGGTCAGGGACAACGAGAAACTGACCGTGTATGAACTTCTCGTCTTTAAGAAGGAACTCAGTCAGTCGAAGGAATATCAAGACGTCTCGTGCTCCAATTGGTTTAGAGGAGAAAATAGATGATACAAGTAAGTATGTTCAAATCCTGGTGTGAAGAGAATGGATTCCTTCAAAAAACACCCAACCCATCACACGTGTTACTGGACGGCGGATGCCTCCAGGTCCGGTGTGATGAATTGGAGAAATTCTACGCCGCGTACGTGGACGCGGTCATGAGAGGAGAAAAGGTGTACGTGGTCGAACAAAAGACCCCGACGTACAACTTCTTTGTCGACTTGGACTATAAAGCCGACGAAGGGTTGAATATGGAAGCCATAGGGCAAATATGCAAGGTGATCTGCGCGTGCGTCAAGAGGTATGGCGGCAAGGAGTGCATCGTGTCGGCCGCACAGGCCAAACCCGCGGGAGACAAAATCAAGACCGGCGTGCACCTGAATTGGCCCGGAATGGTCGTCGACCAGGATATCGCGGTGTCGCTCAGGGAGTATATCATCTCCGACCTCTTCGGCTACAACCGCGAAGCCCCATGGGGTGATATAGTTGACCTTAGCGTCTACGGTGACCCCGTGCGCCGAACCAAGGGATCTGGGTTCAGAATGCCGTGGTCCCATAAACTGTCTAAAGGTGTCGTGGAGGGTATGTACCTCCCGGTGTTCAAGTACACGTGGCCACTGTCCTCCCTGACCCGTATTTCCAGTGACCCCGACGCTTCCGTGCTCGCGGCGACCGCCGTCAGGACGGAGGTGAAACAAACCATACCATTGGACGTCACGAAACCGAAGCGAAAGGAGGGTTCGTTCACCGCCGATCAGATGAAGGATGAGGTGTACGACACCCAGGTGAAGTGTGCACTGGAGAACTTCATACGCAAGAACATGTTTGGTCAGGGCGACGCTTTCGTCACGAAGGTTTTCAAATCCAAAAATGCCTACCTGGTATCGACCACCTCCAAGTTTTGTGAGAATATTCAGAGAAAACATCACAACAATCATGTCTGGTTCCTCGTGAGCGGGACACATATATTACAGAAGTGTTTTTGCACCTGCCCGACACTGGATGGTAGGCGGGACGGTTTTTGTAAAGATTTTGTGGGTCGTCGGCACGTGCTTCCCGGGGAGATCACCAAAGTCCTCTACCCCGACAAAGAGGAGTTGAACCAGTGCAAAGAGATCAAAAAGTTTGAAAACAAACCCCCACCGAACAGCCTCAGGCCCGTTTTGGAGCGCTTCCTAAACAAGTTCATGCAGTGTGATCCGGAGACGAAAATCATAGACCTCAAACGTCAAAAGGGTGGAGCTTTATCTTTCACGACCACCTCTAAGCTGTGCGAAATCACCGGCTCGAGACACGATAAATTGATGCCTTATACAGTCAGTAAATCAGGAAAAATTAAACAGATGTGCCCGACCTGCAAAAAAGGAAAGCCGAGGGTTCATACCATAACCCCTAACATTTTGAAGATACTTAAACAAGAATCACCCCATTAATGTAATAATGAGCAGCAGGATGACACGTTCAGGCCGAATCGTTAAGAAACCGACCGTTTTCG